GGCAAAAGCGAGCTGGAAGAGAAAAAGAAAGCTGCAGCTGCGCAAATAGAAGTCCCTAAAAAACCAGCCGGATGGGATAAAGACGATGAATACTTGGAAAAGATGAGCAAAATCAAACTTAATAATTCCATAAGTATTGACCTGCCCAAACTGATTGAATCCCGGCTTCTGATTCAAGCCAATTCGGGTGGCGGGAAGAGTTGGGCTATCCGACGCGTTATAGAGCAAGCGTTTGGCAAGGTGCAGATAATCGTCTTGGATCCCGAGGGAGAGTTCACTAACCTGCGCGAGAAATACGATTTTGTATTCGCGGGGAAAGGCGGAGACGCGCCGGCGGAACCGCGCTCGGCGGGATTATTGGCGCGCCGGCTCTTGGAATTGCGCGCATCGGCAATCGTTGATCTTTACGAAATGCATCCGTCAGAGCGCAAGCATTTTGTCCGCGTATTCTTGGACACGATGGTCAACGCCCCGAAAGAATTGTGGCACGATTGCCTCGTGATTCTTGACGAGGCGCATAACTTTGCGCCGGAAAAAGGAGAGGCGGAATCGATGGGCGCGGTTATTGACTTGGCGACCCGGGGAAGGAAGCGCGGATACTGCGCCATCTTGGCCACCCAGCGTCTCCCCAAACTTCACAAAGACGCTTCGGCCGAATGCAACAACAAACTCATCGGCCGGGCTTCGCAGGACATAGACCGCAAGCGCGCGGCAGAGGAGCTGGGATTTACCACCGGAGAGCAGGTCCGCTCGTTGCGGGATTTAGAGCCGGGAGAGTTTTATGTGTTCGGTCCCGCGGTCTCAAGAGATGTGCAGAAGACAATGATAGGCGATGTTCAAGTAAAACCGCCGAAGCGTGGGCAAGCGGCATTGGCGCCCCCGCCTCCTACGGAAAAGGTTAGGAGTATTCTCGGCAAATTAGCTGACTTGCCCAAAGAAGCGGAAACGGAAGCGAGGACAATCGCGGAGTTCAAAAAGGAAAACGCAAACTTGAGGCGCGAGATTACGCTGGCAAAGAGAACAAACCCCGCCGCGCCGGCGGTTAAAATTGAACGCATAGAAGTTCCGGCCGTGGGAAAGCGCGCGCTCGAAGGGTTGAAGAAATCGGAGGCAAGTATGAGAAAATTGCTCTTTGGTTTACAAAAAGCAAATGCAATCAACAGCGGACTTGTTGAAAGTGTGGAAGTTGCCATCGGTAGTTTCGCTGCAGCAGTTAAAAGTGCGGTCGAAGAAATGAAACAGAAGCATACGGAGATAGTGCCGCGTGTCCATTCTGCGTTTTCACTTCCGAAATTACCAGTAAAAAATTACTACCCGAAAAATACTATGCTTAAAGTGGAGGGCGAAATCACTAATCCCGAACAGCGCATTTTGGACGCAATAGCGTGGATGGAAAGCATTGGCATTAACGAACCGGAGCAAACGGCCGTGGCTTTTCTTGCCGACTATCGTTACGGCGGCGGAGCATTTAATAATCCGCGAGGAGCTTTGCGGACAAAGGGACTGGTGGAGTATCGTGGCAACAACATCGCGCTTACGGAAGAAGGCCGGCTGGTGGCTAACGCGCCGGAAACGCCTCTTACCACGGAAGAACTGCACAAAAGGGTTCTCGGCCGGCTCGAAACGCCACATCGCAAATTGCTCGTCCCGCTTCTTGAAGCGTATCCTGAATCGATTACGAACGAAGAACTGGCTGAACGGAGTGGCTATACATTCGGCTCCGGCGGTTTCAATAATCCGAAAGGTCGGTTACGCTCCCTTAGTTTGATTGAATATCTGAACGGCGGCCGCGTGAGAGCGAGGGATTTATTGTTTTTGGATTAATATAAATATTACGTATGGAGAAAGATGAAATAATTAGGGAAGCCGAGAGCAACGCGGCCAATCGGCCGGAGATCAGAACAATTGAAGAATTGTCCGCGGTTTTTGACAAGTGGCTGCTGATTAAGGACCGGCAGGTGGTTAAGCTGGTGGCAGCGACTGTTATCGCCAACCGTCTTCCTATAGATCCGGTGTGGATGTTTTTGGTGGCGCCGCCGGGCGGAAGCAAGACGGAATTGATAAGGGCGCTGGGAAAGATTAAGGATGTTTATCCGATCAGCAATCTCACGGCCCAGACATTCGTTTCGGGATTGACAACGAGAAAAAATATCGATCTTCTCCCAAAGGTAACGAACAAGACAGTTTCTTTTAAGGACTTCACGACGATTATGGAGGGGCGAAAGGACTCGCAGGCGGATATTTTGTCGCAACTCCGGGAAATTTACGACGGGGAATACAATCGCGAATACGGAAGCGGCAAGTCATTTCATTGGAAGGGAAAAATGGGTTTCATCGCCGGCGTCACGCCGATAATGGACAAATATTATTCGGTGCATAAGGTTTTAGGAGAGCGCTTTTTGCAGTATCGCGTCCTGCAGCCCGACCGCCGCGAGGTTTTGGAAAAAATAAACAGCAATATTTCGAAACAATTCCAAATGCGCGAAGAGCTAATGGACTCGTTCGCCAGTTATCTTGGAAACGTAAGATTGCCGGATCTTGTCGCCGGGGAGGAGTTACCGCGATTGCCGAAGGAAGTTAATAAGAGAATTATTGAGGTAGCGGTTTTCGTTTCGCAGAACAGGTCAACGGTTATCAGGGATGAATATTCGAGGGATAAGAACATTATTTTTGTGCCCGGAAAGGAAATGAGCACGCGCATATACGCGCAGCTTACCACGCTTGGAACGGCCCTGATGATTTTGAACGGGAAAAACGAGTTTAAGGATGAGGACTATGCCATTCTTTTTAAGGTTGGGTTTGACTCCATTCATTATTTGAAGAAGGAAATTTTGGATATTTTGAGGTCTTATAAGGGTTGGGTCCGCACTTCGCAGGTCGCGATTGACAGCGGTTATTCCACGCATACGGTCAGGTTTTATTTGGAGGAGCTTACGGTATTGGAGACGATTGAGCGCTTGAAGCCACGCGAACGGCTTGATGTCTGGCGGTTAAGAGCGGACGTGAGGGATCAATGGGCTTTTGCCGAGAACGACGCGGTTACTGCCCTGGTTAAGTTTGGTTGGAAGGTGGATAAGTATGCGGAGGACGCGGTTGGGAATATGAATCCGGACGAAGCGGCTTCCGGCGGGGCCGAGATCGGGCAGGGCGATATTCCAAACGATACTCCGTTGACAGATGAGCAAGGAATGTTGTAATAGGGGTTTTAGGGGTAGGAAGTAGATTTTGAAAATAGGGGTAGAAAAAGAGGTATACTTTGACAAAGTTAAAGGGTTATGATGTAATTTGAAAACTACTTCCTACCCTTTTAAGGTTCAAAAGCCCTTGAAATATGGGGCTTTTTTGACGAAATAGGGGGTAGGAAGTGGAGTGCGTAAGGGGTGCTCACATACCATACCCTATATATATTATCTCTCTCTATCTCTCATATAGATTACTTCTTCCTACTATAGTTATGGGAATGGAATGACGAGGCCGGCAAAAAAGTGAGATCAAAAAAAATGCGCCACTTACTCTGTAGATATGGCGCTCTGGGGTCTTGACTTGTTTTTGGTGGTATTGCGTAATATGGTTTGGGGCTATTTTCTTTTTGTCTGTGGGCTTTGGGTTGTTTGTGGTGTTGTATGGCTTTGGCGCGCGCGCTATTCGGATGCGTTGACGCTTTAAGCGACGCAAGGCAACAAAAAACCACCGGCAAGCGTTCGGTAGCTTATTTGTGGCTGATTTTTAGGTCAGCGAGATAACAAGCGAGGATTTTAAGCGTTTTCACAATCGGGGTCAGGGCATCCGTAGCTTTCAAGGAAGCGACCACAGCCGCATTTTACGGCTGGCGGTGGGTTCTTTTGTGGGTTAGATGCTTTGGCGCATTTACAGCTCGCGGGATGCAGTCCGCATAACGCGCAACGCGGTGCGTTTACATCAAGGCGCTTATTTTGTGTCTTGATAAGCTTGTCGGCGTGCCGCTCAAGTGCTTTCAGCGCGCCAATAGCGTGGCGGCGGACGGATGGCGAGGAATGGGCGAGAAGCTCGCCGAGCGTAAAGTTATGAAGCATTACAATCTGCGCATTTTGCGCTTTTTAAGAGGGTGCATCCTTTGATGTTTTTATAATGCAGAACATAAGCCCGATTTCCGCAATTTTTGCATTCGCTCACTTCATCCCATTCTCTAATTGTCGGCGGCGTGAGCGTGTCAAGCCATCTCGCGACTCGGTGAATGTGATGATACATATGATTTGCGGGTCTTTGTGCTTCTTCCCAATGCTTCCGCTCGTCTGCGTGTAAATAGTTTACGACTTCGCACAAGTCAGCGTATAATTTGCGCGTGATGAGTGCCTCCATTTTTTTAAGCACTTTTTACGAACTCGGCGACAATTTGTTTTACTTCTGTAATGCTTTCGGAAGCCCAGATGTCGCGGATTGCGAGCTTCAACGCGGTTACGCGGTTTTTGCGTCTTTGTTCTTCTTCTTTTTCAAACTTTTCAAGCGCGGTCTTGATGGCTTCTGACGCTTTTTTTATTTTTGCTTCAAGCGCGGTTTTTTCGTTTAGCATTTCTTGGAAGCCATATTTTTCCACAAGTGCGGTTGCGGCTATTGCGGCTTCTTTGTTGTTCCAGTTCTGGATGTCGTCCCTGTCTGTATATTCGCTGAAGTGAAAATATTTTGATGTTTTGCTTTCCGCTTTTTTAAGCTCTGCGGACAAGAGGCGCACGAAGCCCGCGCGCTGGTTGTTGTTAATTGCTTTCATCTTTTTTTGTTAAGGCGGCAGGCGCGCGCTTGCTCGTGCGTGCCTCCATTTGTCCCGCTTCGGGCGGGTGAGGGTTGCGGCGTGTGCCGCGTTGTTCAGCCCCTCATCTCTGGGTTTGCGCTCTTGCGACAAGCCCAGAGTCAAGAGCCAATTTACTTATTTAACAATCAGTAATCATTTCCGCGTCTTTCGTAATATCCCCGTCAATTCTGATAACGTATTTTGTTTTTTCGTTTATTATTCCCTCTCTGCGTCCGTCATCACATTCAATATAAGTGTCAAAAAGATATTCCGCGCCTCCGTCTGTTTTGTGATAATACAGTTTCACTTTGTTATTTTATTTTTTGATGTTTGCGACCTTTTAATTTTTAATCCGTTGGCTCAATGACTAACTCGTTATAAACATTCTCTGCGATATTGACGACAATATCTATGGAAGTTCTTTCTTCTGCGGTTACGTATTCCGTGTCCCGCAATTCTCCGAGTAATACAATCAGTTCGCTTATTTTTTGTTTATCGCTTTTTTCTTTCATATTTTATTTCTTAATTTTTTCTGCGACCTTTGCGGCGAATTGTGCCGCGTTAAATGGTTGGTTCTCCGCGAAGTCAATCGCGGCATCTGGTGTGAAGCCAGCGAGTATCAGCTCAAAGATTGTTTTTTCAATTTCTTTTGTACTCATTTTAATGAATGTAATTGTTGGCTTCTTTTATTCCTTCGCGCATTTCTAATTCGTCAAGCACTTCAACGGCTTCGCATAGCGCTTCGCGTTCGTCGCTGTCTTTGTAGCGGCTTTGTCCGACAATATCCGATAATATTTTCCGTATTTTTTTTAGCTTCATTTTTTTCTTTTTTTTATTTTTTGCTGAAGCCGTCAGCGCGGCGACCATTTACTTGTTTTAATCTTATCATAGATTTCCAGTTGAAGTCAATGAGTTGTCCACACTCTAACATAACACAATAAAACATATAACAAGTCAAGCCGCGCGCTCTTGTTCTTTCGTTGCTCGGTTTTTGCTCGGTGTTTTATTTGCGCGTGTTTGTTTCGGTGTTCGGTTTTTGTTCGGTGTTGTTTGTGTGCGCGTGCGCGTTTGTTGTCTTTCGGTTTTCTTTCGGTATCGTTGGCACGCGTTCGTTGTGCGTTTCATTATATGAATAAAAAAACCGCCTCACTGGCGTTTTGTTTTTTGCTCTGTTTTAATTTTTCTGCCGCCGCCCCCTTCTTTTTGTTTTTTAATCCTTTTTATTCGTAGTAATTATTCGTAATTCGTTTTTAGATTTAGTATTGGGGTAGCACTACCACGGATTTAATTCTCTAACTAGGTAGAGGAGTTAACCCGCTGCCGAAAAAAAATTTCAAAGAACCTTATATAGAAATCATATTCCCAATTCCAAAATTTGTCAAGTATTTACTACAAATTAATACATTTTTCCAATTCCAAAGATTGTGTTATAATAATTTTATGGGAATGATAGGTTTCATATCAACCAACAAGCTTATGACTTCGCCGCACGCGGTGGAAATATTGCGTGCCTACAACGAAATATTGCTCCGTGACGGTAAAGTCAACAAGCTGAAATTTTATCGCGATGTTATTCTGCCGAAAATTCCGGAATACGATCAAGGTTCTTGGTATTCGTTTTTAAAACGCCAGCACGCGAAGCTTGGATCCGCAGCCGCGTCATTGCCGGTTCCAACCGTTAACGATATTGAAAAAAATACCGAACTGGACGCGATGCAAGACGTTATCGTTGCCAACGATGAGGCCACGCAATCCGGTGTCAAGTACGCTCTAAATATTGGAGCAAAATTTTATAAAAAATTATGGAAAAAATATACTGAAACACCCGACTTGCTTACGGAAGTGGAGAGAAGAATTTTGTCTGATTCGTTGTTTAAAGCGATGAAAGCCCAGGACTCGCGCATTCATGCTCTTGGCAAGGTGCGCGAAGATAATCGCGAGCAATATAAATTTGACCGCGCCTTTCAGAGCGCGGCCGGAGAAGATTTTTAATGTTATGGGAAGAATAAGAACCAAGGAAACCAACGCCAAAATTTCTCGGACGCTTCTTGAAAAAGGACTTTCCAAAGAGCAGATTGAATTTCTTGATCTTGTCAGAACCGGGAAAAAAGACCCGATATTTTTCGCGGAAAATCTTTTGGACATAAAACTTCATGACGGGCAGAAGCTGTGGCTATGGATGACGACGAGAACGCAGATCGACAAAGCGTATGAGCTTGGTCTGCGGCTTAATGATGAACACCGCAAGCTATGGGCGAACCGGGAGGAGTTCGAGGAGTTGATAAAAAGGAATCCGGACTCATTGAAGAATCTTTTGATTCCGAGCAACCGGTGGGGTAAGACGCTTTGCACTTCCGTAAAGCATCTTTGGTATGTTTTTTATAAAGTCGGAGTCAGGGGGAATTATGAACAGAAGTGGGCGGTGCGGTGCGGGACGCTGAATCTTTCTCCGCACTCGAATCAGTGTCAGGCGGCTTATGATTTTATTCTGGATATTTTATCCTCGCAGTTCGTTTATACGTATGACGGAAAATCTTACGGGAATAAATGCAAGATAGAGGATTTTTATGTTTCGGACAATAAGCAGAAACGAATGATTATTTTTAAGAACAATACTTTTTATCGGTCCATTCCCACCGGTGAGGACCAAGCATCGTCATTGGCCGGAAATCCGTATCTTTATATTTCGTATGATGAGGCGGCCCAATCGCTCCATTTAAAAGCGGAACTGCCGGCGAAGATTATGAGCCGATTGATTGACTTCGGCGGTCCGCTGGATTTAGTTTCGACTCCGGAAGTCGACAAGCCCAGCCACCAGTATTTTTTTCACATCGCCAAACTCGGGCTTAAAGGAGAAGATGGTTGGTGGACCTTCCAGGGAAGGATCACCGACAACATTTTTTTGGGCGAAAGGGAAGTTCGGCAAATTTCGGAAGCGATCAGGCTTACCGATCCGATGAAATACCGCCAGGTTGTTTTCGGAGAATTTATCACCACCGGCAAAAAGATGTTTGACACGATTTTGATTGAGCGCTTATGGGATTCGGATAAGCCGGACATGCCGAAATACGAGCATAAGTATCTGGTGTGGGCCGACTGGGGATTCGCGGACACCGGCGACCCGACCGTTTTTTATGTTCTCGATTATACGGAACTCTTAAACGAAAAAATTCCCGCGCATTTGCGCAAGATCCGCGTTGCATATCGCGAAGCAATCCGCGGCGGTTCTCCGTTCGCGGTTATGGCCCGGGCTAAAATGCTGCAGCGCGAATGGAATGGCGCGCTCTTCGGCCACGACTCTTCTTCGATGGGCGGAGTGATTATAAAGAAGATGCTCCGCGAAATGGAGATGTCGAACATAATCGACTTTACCGGAATGGGCGGCCAGAAGCAGGATATGCTTTTCTGCTTATTGAAGGTCATGACCGAGAACCGGCGCGCGGAAATGGCAGAAGACGGCAAGGTAATTGAAAAGAATCCCGATTTCGGCCGCTTACGCTCCTACTACATTCCCGAACTCGAGGACCAGATGGGTAATTACCAATACAATCCGGACAAGGGCGTTTCCGACAAGCGCTTGGAGCAAGATGACGTTATGGCTCTTGGCATGGGCATTTGGTATTTGGAGCGGAAAATAATGAAATCCCAGATTAAAATGGTTGATTTCAATCCCCTGGCGCCGACATTGGATACGATATTCTCGGAAAAGTCGGCCCGGTCCCTGCATATGAAAAACATAACTATTCCTGAGAAGAGGATATTCTGATATAATTAAATTGATATGCCGCTTTCTAAAGAAAAAATGACCGATAAAGAAAGGCGCCAATTCGAATTTGATTTGGTTAAGGAATTTACGCAAAATAAATTCGAGACCAAGCGCGACCTTTCTTTACGGGTTAACGGAGTTGCCGCCCGCCACGGCTCTTCCGGTTATCAGTTTGCCGGCTATACGGTTCTTGAAAGATTTTATCGCGGCGACCAATGGGATCATAACGAGCCGCCCGGAGCTTCTCAAAAGACCGACAATTACTGCGCTGTCATTGTAGACAATCTTTCTTCGCTTATTTTTGACGATATTCCGGAAATCAATTGTCCTACCGATGACCCTACGGACGATCTTCTTGAATTGAAGGCGGAGATGAAAGAAAAGATTATTCGCAAAGTATGGGAAGACAATGACTTTGAAGTTGAGTTCGATGACTGGGCCAAGAACGGTTCGGTTTATGGAGATGGTTTTTTGAAGGGACCGTGGATGGAAAAAGTTGACAAGATGGGACGTCTTATTTCTCCGGATTCTCCGGGGCAATGGAAGATCCGTTTCGCGCACGTAGAAAATCCCGGTTCAATTCGTCCTATTTTTGAGGACGATCAATATAAAAAACTTCACGGCTTTATTCATACGAACAGAATATCCGTTGCGAGGGCGCAGAAACGTTACGGAAAACTGGCCAAGGCGAAAAATATTACCATTGAACCTTCTTTGCAATCAACCGCGGAAAGCCGGGTAGATCCGGCATCAAATGTTCCTATGGTCAATATAGACGAATACTGGACCGATGAAGCCATGTCTGTTTTTATTAACGACAAACTTCTCGATTATTATTTCCATAACTGGGGATTCGTGCCATTGCGGCACGTGAAAAATATTTATGTTCCCAATCATCCGTACGGAAAGTCTGACCTTGAAGACGCTCTTGATCCCCAGCTCTTTCATAACAGGGTCAATAACGACCTGGCTAATTTGCTTAAATGGATTTCTTCAGTGAACTTGTGGGGCAAAAATCTTGAGGGCATGCAGGCGCTTGTAGCCGGCTTGTCGCGTATTTATTCCCTGCCGGAGGACGGCGAAATCCATTCATTCGAAAAAACCGGAGATCCGTACATTACCAATACGTTTGTGACCCAGCGCCGTTCCGCGATTATAGAAATTACTGGAGTTTCTGAGGCCATGCTTTCTTCTTCACAGGTGGCGGCCGCTTCCGGGCGCGCGCTGGCCCTCGCTTTCCAAGGAACGATTCGTAAACTCAGTCCCAGGATTAAGCGTTATCGCTCCGCGCTGCAAGAATTAAACCGGAATATTTTGAGATTGGTTGAGCTTTATTATCCGCAAATGGAGATAATTATTGAAGGCGATTATCGGAACAATGTTTATCTTCCTTCGACTCTACTTCGCAATATTATTGACACAATAAATAAATTCCAAAGCGGTCTTATATCTCAGGATACCGCTATGCGCGAGGCCGGCGTGAACCAGCCGAAACTCGAACAAAAATTGATGAGGAAAGGATTAATGGATCCGATTCTCGGACCGCAAGTCGCGCGCCAACCGGCGCTTTTGCCAAGATTATCTGAGGGTCAAAATCAACCCGGCGAACAGCCGAATCCACAGCCCGGCAATGCTCCGGCCGCTTCGCAAGCCGGCGCGGTCGCGGCTCAAAACCAGCAGTCGGCTGGCGCGGCTCCTGCGGTAGTAGAATAAAACTATGGCATTTCAAAGATTGTCGGACACTAAGGTAAAAGGAGAAGGATTTGATGTTTTCGTTGAAAACCTTACGAAGCTTTTTGAGCGTCAGCTTTCTATTCGCAATGCCGATGACGAGCGCAACTTTCAGCGCGCGGTTTTGGAGGAAAACTTGCCGCTGGAAGCACAACTTGAATATCGCAAGGAGCAACTAAAGCGAGTTGGCGATGATCCGTCAGAAAGGAAAAGAGTCCGCAGTGAAATGTCCATTCTTAAAGACCGCATTGAGCAGAAAAAATTCGCCGACAGTTATCTTGATGAGATTATAAAATCTGAATCCGGCATAACTTCGGTTGATTCCGTTTTGAATTGGTTGAGGGGTCGTCTTGATTCGGAAACGGATTCCTCTTTAAGAGATTTAATCCGCCAGCAGATTGCCGTTAAAGAAAAAGAGAGAATGACCTCCGTTCAAAATATGCTTCAGAACCAAACCAATTTTGCCGTAAAAGACAAAAGTGTTTCGATTATAAGTAATCAAATTCAAAAAGTTTCATCCGAAAGAAGCAAGGCGCTTCTTGCCGGAAACAATGAACTTGTTTCGGTCTTTGATCTTCAAATTCAATCGCTTGAGAGAGCCAAGAATGAGAGTGTGATTGAAAACGATCTCAAAAACTTTGCCGTATCAACTATTTCGGGAGCCGCTTCGGCGTCGGCTCTTTTGAATGAGTATAACAATAAAATTCTTAATTCCGCGGTTGAGGGATCCGTCATCGTTAACGGTGTAACCTATGCCTCGGCGCGGGAATTTTGGACGTTTACAAGGAATTCTTTCTTGGCTGATAATTCCAATGCCGGATTTTTCGGCAGATTCTCATCTGAAAAAGATTTGGCTATTAAAGTAAAAAATTCGAATCAAACTCTTTCCGTTAACGATATCCGCGCCGTTGCTTCGGAATACGATCAACTTTCCGGCCGTTCCGAATTCCAGCCATATCTGAATAATCTCCAGGCATACAAACAGGGATCATTGCAAAGCAGCGCGGACTTCCTTTCTTCTTCAATTGTAAACCGATATACCAATACTTTGGATCTTAATAAAGCGGTCGTCGACTTAAAATCCATAAGTTCTTTTGGAGTAAATACAGATGATGCTTATACTAAAATTCTTTCATTGGCTTCTGCGACTAAAAGGGCTGAAGTTGCCGGTATACTTGACGCGGTAGCTTCAATGCCTCCCGGTACTCCCATAGCAGAGGCGGTGGCAAAAGCCATTGCTACCGGCGCAGCGCCGGTTTTATCTCCTGAACAGGAAGCAACAAAAACCGCGGGACAAATAGCCCAAGAAACTTTGAAGGCAAGTCAAGCCGGAACATTCGGTCCTGAAACAAGGACAACGGTTCAACCTGGAGTAGCGCCTCAAAACGTTCCTCCGGTGGTGCCGGTTCAGCAACCCGTTCCCGCTCCGACTCCTACTCCGGCCGTTTCTCTAAACAAACAACTTGATTTCGGAATTACCGATCCACAAGTTCTTGAACTCCAAAAATTCTTGAATAAGCAAGGATTCGCGCTGGCTTCTCCGGGACAACCCGGATCGGCTGGATTTGAAACTTCGTTCTTTGGTCCCGCGACTCAGGCGGCTTTGAAAAAATTCCAGGCGGCCCAAGGAATAGTTTCAACCGGAGATCCCGTAAGCACCGGCTTTGGTCGAGTCGGTCCGCAAACATTACAAAAAATTCAATCGTTATTATAAAAACATGTCGGTATACAATGTAGCAGCGGTATTTAGAAAACAAGCATCCCAGAATTATGGACCCTCAATAGATCAGCTTGCTATTTGGGAAAACCAGCTCGCGTCTTTTGACGGGAAACTTTCTCCGGGAAATTACGATCTTTTAATTAATGGATATAACAAACTTCTTTCCAGCCCCGGTCTTTCTCAGCAACAACGATCGGATTTAAATGTAAAGATTTCTGGCTTGGAAAAAGGCAGAAGTGTTTCGCAATTTCAGGAACGTTCCGGAATAGATTTGATGAACCGCGATTTTCAAGACGATATGAGAAGCTACGTCCGCGGAAGCGGAACCAATCCTCAGGAATTTTTGCTCGGAAAAGAATTTTCTTTAACCGCGAAACTTGAAAGATTGAATGACGCGATTAATCTTCTTGATTCCCCCAGCCCGGGCGGAGATCCGCTTGGAGATCCCACCACTTATTTTAACGAAGCGGAGCAGACCATAAATGAACTCCAGAAAACGCAGGCCATGTTGAATATTGTTGAGGATTATGACGGTAAGAAAGATCCGGAGTCGGGTTATTGGGCCTTTGTGGAAACAAATGATTCCGGAGAAATAATCAATGTTGATTTCGATAGGACGGGTTCAAAATCCGGCTACGTAAAAACCAATGCCGTGATGGGTGGATTCCAAGTTGCCGGAAAAGTAAATCGCGAAGAAGCGGGTAAGGATGTATTTATTCTCGGAGACAACAGATATTCTACGCCAGATGAATTAATTGCGCGTTCGCAGGGTAATCCCCTTGCGAAAGTAAATCAAACTATGACTCTTGAAACTTCTGGTAGAAAGAGAATAGAAACGTTGGCTTTCAATCACGTTGATTCGTCTCTATTGCGCGTTCAAGGATATGTTGGAGAAGGTGGGTGGGCGCAAGGAATGTCTGGGAATATTTATCAGAAATCCGGTAATGGTTATGTTGAATATACCGGAGAGGCGGCAAAGAAGAGAAAAGAAGAGCTTGATGCCGCGAATACAAGATTCTTGCCACTTAACGTTGTGAACGAACAAGCGGTACGTTCCACATCGTTTAAAACAGTATCCGACATTGAATTTGAAGCGCCCCTACCCACTTTTGGTCCGCAACCGCTTCCGCAAGCCACGGCCTCTCGAGCATTTGCTGGCCCGCAAGCCCAACCACTTGCTGTCGCTGGCGCTCCTCCAGTTGCTCCGGTTGAAAGATCTCCTCAGGGCGCGACCGGCATAGCCGGCAGAACCCTGCAGTCGGCAAGGGGATTTTTGGGAAGAATATTCGGTAATCAATAATTATGTCTATTGTTTCAAACAAATTTTATGAAGAACTGGAAAAAAGACAGCCACAGCAACCAGTTCAACCACAGCCAGTTCAGCCATCGGCTGTTCCGGTCGTTCAGTCCAGTCTTTCGGTGGAAGATCAGGAAAAGTTACGGGCATTCGATCCGGTTTCCCAACCGTCACGTCCGTTTATAAGCGAAGAAGAACAGATCAAGCGTTTTGGCGCGCCGGTGGGATCCGATGAATATTACAGGTTTAGAAACATTCAGCCCGGAGGACGTCCGAATTTATTTCAGGTCGCTGGCACGGGAGAACGCGGCCTTGGTCCGCGTCCTCTGCGTTTTCGCGGAATGTTAAGAGATGTTTTACAGCCAGTTGAAGAAGAGACCTGGGATAAAATGTCTCGGCTCGATCAATCCGCGATGACCGGGAAAAACGCGGCGAGACTTGGAGTAAAAATGATTGCCGCATTGCCGACGGTTTTGGTCAAGGTGATTCCCTCTGTAGCTTTTACCGCGACACAAATGGCGGCAAATGTGGCGAATGGCCGTCCTTGGTATACGGCTGAAAAACAAGTTGTATGGGGAGCGCCAACCGCGTTTAAAACCCGCGAAGAGTTAAAAGATCACGGATACAGTGAACTCGAATCTGATTTTTGGGCCGCGCTTCATCTTGTCGGAGATGTTATGATTGGTGGCTCTCTTGCTGGGGCCGCAAGATCCGCGCTGACTCCGAAATATACGCTCAAGCCCGGAGAAACGATTAAAGCTCGGCCGGATCCCGTTCCTCCTCCGGGAGTGCGTCAGGTGGAATCTACCGCTTCTTATTCTACGCTTGATAAAACCACTACCGCGAAATATGGGGGCAATTCTCAAAACACTTATTTTAAAATTACTCCGGCCGGAGAAGGGTCCGTGGAAATTGCGGTCGTGAAAAGCGTTGAGGGAGCGATTCCAAAAGGAGTGAATTATGTAAAAACAAAGTTTGGTTATCCGGAAAAAGTTTATCAAGGAAAATATGGCGCGGAAATAAAACTCGAATCGCAGATTGTAAAAGTTAAAACGGCGGAAATCGCGGCATCCCCGATTCCGAAGTTTACTCCCAAGCCAGATTTTTCTCCTTTGGAAAATCTAAAATTGGAATTAAGCGGACTTGAAATTGCAATTAAAGAGCATCCTGCTTTTGCATTGACTAAATTCGCGAAGGATAAAAAAACGGAATTGCCAGAGGTTGTCGGGCTTACTCAGGCAGAAAAAGCAGCCGGGAAAAGAGTAAGTCAATATGGACGTAAGGGAGATGATATAGCTAAGTCACTTGGATTCGATGACGTTGAAGAGGCAGCAAGGGCTTATGAAGGACTGGTTACTTTAAGAAAAGAACGGGTAAAACTTCAAGAGCGCTTAAAAGAAGAACGAACGGTAATTGGCGAAAAATTTGACGAAGCCGCGGAGCGCGCATCGCTTGACGCCTCAATCGCTTTAGAAACCGAGATTGAAGTAGCTCTTAATCGTATTAGCGGCAGCATACTTGACGCTATTCCGGCCGCGCCTCTTAAGGGACGAGTTAACGCTCTTATATCCGATGCCGAAATAAAAAACGTTGAACTTTTGGCAAAAATTCAGGGAATTGATGGAGAGTCATTGCGCGCAATGAGTCATGTAGTAACCGGAAAACAAGCGATAGGTGATTTGACGCATGCCGAATACGTTTCTTTGGCCCAGACAATGGGATCCGTGGGAACCGTGCCGGCGCAGCTGAATATTCCGGAAGCCGCGAGAATGAGTTTTCTTGGTCATAAATTATCTCCTGTTTTAAATTACGCTGATAAGGCCGAAAAAATTACCGGCTATCCCTTGGCTTCTCAATTTGTTCTTCCAATGGAAGAGGCATTTAATTTTGTAAAGCGGGAAACTTTCAATTTCGGTATAAAAAAGAATGAGATTTTTGGAAAATATAATCAGGCCAAATATCAGGATGAGCGTATTTTGGTTAAGAGATATATTGAAGGCGATACGAAATTAATTTCGGAAAATCCCGCGCTCACTCCGCAAGTAAAAGCCGACCTTGTAAAAATTGCCGAGAGTATGCGGTCATTGACTAAAGAGGCCGGAAAAATTTATAAAGTTTCGATGGAAAGATTCGGAGAATTTTATCAATCAAGCGTCCGCGAAGCCGAACGAGGGGTGTTTCAGTTGTATGCCGCTGATTTGAAAGATTTTCCCACAAGCCCTACCGCGTTCGCGCGATTTCAAAGACGCGGATCGATATCTCCAATGCTGGAAGACGCATCTTCTCTTTTTGATATTTATATTAGAAGTTTGGCGATGGAAAAATATGTTAAACCGGTACTCAGCCGCGTTGCTGCGGATTTGTATCCCAAAGTTCCGGCCAATCTTCAGCAGTGGATGAGAACAGCCGTCGCGGAGAAACTTGGCTATGCCACGGAATTTCAAAGAAAATTATCGAATTTTGGACTGAAACTTAACAATAAACTCGGGACAAAAATGCCTCCGGATGTTTTACAAAATCTTGTGGACGATTCTTTGCTTACGATTTATTCAGGCGCTTTGGGCGCGCCGAGGTTCGATGCTCCTATCCGCGATATGATTACGACCACAATGATTGCTTACGGAAGATTAGGCAACAGGCATGCGGCTTCTGGATTTAAAAAAGCGGTTGATCCGAAATATATTGATTACGTTAGGCGCAAAGGATGGTTGGTTGAATTCGGTATTCCTGGTGGTGAAGATATTGCGCGGACTCGGGCAGGCGTAACTGGTTTGCGTGGACAATATCGTCAATTAGCAGAAACAACTTTAAAACCTTATGGCGCTGGAGATAACTGGCGGCGCGCTTGGACCGCGGCTCAGGCCGAAGAATTATTTAACGAATCAATCGCGAAGTTTAATGCCGGAAAAATTACCTGGGAGCAAATGGAAAAAGAAATGACGCTCGATAAAATGCGCGTTCCTTCGCAGGATTTTATCCGACAGCGTCTTGGTGAAAAAAACATTGAACGCGCTCGGGATCACTATGTTTCACAAATTATAGATGAGACAAGTTTCCCTTATAGAAGAGCAACTGGCGCTCCGGTTACTTTTGGTCCGGAAGGTCATCTTGCATTTAATTTAAGTAACTGGAATATTCATTTTGCGCATACGCTCGGGAGATGGGCGCAAACGGGTCAATGGGACAATATTGTCAGATTTCTTGTTGCTGGTGAAATTTCTCGCAGAACTTTGGAAGAATCCTTTGGGATTGATGCGTCACGTTTTACTGCTTTGAATAAAATCACAAATATTACCCTATCTCCGGTTCTTCAAGTGGTTCAAAATTTGATGACGGCTTTTAACAACGCGAGAGAAAATAATAGGCGAGCATTCAATGAATCCTCCGGGGAATTGGTACGTACTGCCGTAGCGCTTCAAGTTCCAGGTGGAGTTGGAATAATTAATTGGAATCAATTCTTGAAATCATACAGAAACTTTGAAAAATACGGCGCGCTGGAGGGTATGTATCCTGTCTTCAATCGTTTTGGGAAGGTAACGAGTTATGCAGATTTTACGGATATATTCTGGAAGGGATTTGGTTTGACTCCAATATCTCAAAGTGAAGTAACTGAGTTTTCCCGGACATCCGCAAATGCGAAATTTGAATATGACATGGCCCGCGAAAAAGCCGTGAAACTTATTGCCGAAGCTGAAGCGACTGATAATCCGACAACTCAACAAAGGAAATGGCTGCAGGCGGAAGAGATAATTAATGAATATCAAATTACCAATATAACTGATTCTGTTCTTAATTATTTAAAACCATCCATACTACAAAAATGGAATCAATTACCGTTAACCTTGAAGGATAGATTCGAGCCGTGGTATAATGAATTATTAGAACAGCAGAAGTTATAACATGCCAAAAGCGTTTACGGATTGCATAAAAGCCGGCGGGAAAGTCTTTACCATTAAGATCGGCAAAGATAAGTTCCGGCACGGCTGTAAAATGAAGGGGTCGAACAAAGCAGTTTACGGAGAAGTTAAAACAAAAAAATCCAATGGCTCGCAAAGGGCGTAAAAAAAGAAAAAAGCGATATTGATATGGCGGTACAAATGATAAAAAAAGACGGCAAGATGGTCCCGGCTGAATTTAAGGACGGTAAGTGGGTTGCGATTGAAGGAGCTTCGCTCGCGGTTGAAGGCGAGAAACTTGTCGTAAAAAAAAAGCAGGAAGAATCAAAAGAGCATTAATGGATTTTTTCAAAAGATGAAAACTATAAATTCTACGGATATTCCTTCCATAAAATTCGATGCCGAAGAAAATAAAAACGGCGGCAAGTTTTTGGCGCAGAGTGGAAAAATAGGATGGCTGCATTCCATTTCGGATGCCCCCGGCGCGAAATTCGATATAGTAATAAAAGATTCTTTGGGCCGCGTCAAGTATCAGAAAAAAGGATGCCATTCCGAAACGCAGCGTTTTGGAGAACTTGTCAATATGCCGACCCTGGTCGGAGAACGGCTGGAAGTGTCTATTGAGAACGTAGAAAAAGCCAAAAAAATTGACCTCTTTTTGAATTAATAAGTTATACACAGACAAAAGTTGTAAGTTGTGATATAATAAATATATGGAAAATCCAAATCCGGTCACCCTCCCGAAAGGGACCGACCCCGGTAACGATCAGCCGAAACCAGTCACGTCTTCGTCTGGTTCTCAGCCCGCTACCGATAAGGGGCAAGGGGGGAATCAAGCAGAAGGTCAAGTGACGATTTCCACGAAGGAGTATGCCGATCTCCAGCGTGCTAAAGCGAGGTCGTTGTCTTTTGAGAAAAGGGCGCAATTCTTTAAAAAGAATCCTCCCAAACCTCAATCGACGAATGGTGATGGCTCCGACGATCCTGAGATGCTTGAGCAATTACGCCAAGAACAGGAAGCGAGAGCCGAATCCGACAAAAGGGCAAATCGCGCCGAGATAACGCTTAAAGTTCGCGATATCTTGGAGAAGGAAGAATTTAAAGTTCTTCCGGAATCCACTAAGGCGTTGATTCTTAAAAATCCGCATATGTTAAGCCAAGCCGATAATGTTGAAGAAGCGTTATTGGATATTGAAGATTTTGTAAGGGACCAAGTCGCAGGACTTAAGGTTCCAAATTCTTCACCAAATCCCGGACAGGGCGGCAGTCGAGCCGCGAATCCTTCCGGACACGAAACTCCTTCATCTGTTTCTGCCGGCGCTCCGGCGCCAGCAAGCGCAATTGAATTGGAAGATGTTTCCAATTTATCCGGAGTAGCCCGTTCAAGAGCGGTTCTGAGAAATTCAATGAAGAAAGCTCGTGGAGTTAAATAATTAAGCAAATTTCACAAATATGGCCTTAATAGATCCAACACAAGCTGCGTCATTTGATCAGTCCGCAGTATATAAATTAGATCTTTCAGAGGTTCTTGCGGCCATTCTTTTGGACGACACGGATTTCGTTTCGATGATCGGCATCAGCAATGAAGTCGCTACTCAAACGAAACATTCGTGGGTTGAGGATCTCTTGAACGCGACAACCGCACTTCAGTCAGGTGGTACAGCGGCCCAGATGGCTCTCGGTACTACTTCCGGCACGGTTCTCCGTTTGAGTTCTTCTCACATTACTCGTTCAAAGATTACCGCAGGCACGATTCTGAAAAATAAGCTTTCGGGTAAAACCGAAGTCGTTCAAGTAACTGCCGTAAGCAGCACATCTGCTACGGTTACTCGTGGTTATGGCGGAACCTCCGCTCAAACTCATGCCGCAGCTGCGACTTGGGAAATAATCGCGAATCCCCGACCGCAGGGTATGGCGGGACCGGCAGACGAATCAACAACTCGTACTTTGGTCCACAATTTCACGCAAATCTTTTCTAAGGGCGTAAAAGTTACAGGAACAGCCCAATCGATAGATCACGCGGGAATTTCAGCCGAAGACGACTATCAGATTGATCTTCGTTTGCGCGAGTTAAAGAGAGAATTGGACCGTACCGCGATTATGGGAGTTCGCGCTCCTAACGATGTCGGCGCCTCTACCTATGGAACAATGGGAGGCTTGATCGAATTCGTTGGTTTTATCGGCGCGGGCAACAACAACGGTGTCGCTGAAACTCTTACTCCGAGTGTTCTTAACACAATGATTAAGGATTGCTGGGACGACGGGTTATTCCCGGACACAGTTCTCGTTGGCGGAGTCCAGAAACAGAAAATATCCAGCTTTGACCAGGAATTCAGACGCTCAACGCTTGATACTCGCAGAGCCGGGTATACCGTTGAAGAATTCGTTTCTGATCTCGGTATCAATTTGAAAGTAATCGTTGATCGCTGGGTTCCGAACGATGTCTGCGTTGTGTTTGATTCGGCAAAAGTAAAACTTATGCCGCTCAAAGGACGCGCCTTCTTCCTTGAGAAGTTGGGCAAGACAGGAGATTCCAACGATTGGCAAATTGTTGGCGAATATACGATGGAAGTTCGAAACGCGGACGCCGCTGCGTACCACTTCAACTTGAAGCAATAGTCCCGCTTCGGTTATTAGTGGGGTCGTTTAACGACACTTAATTAACCTAAATTTAAAACTATGCCTTCATCACGTGGTAACGCATTATCTGCTTACATCCCGGCCGTCTCAAAAGGAGCCCTGGTCTACGGAGCGAATATTCAGTCCGGCGTGGTTACATCGGCCCATATCGCTGATGGAACCGTTGTCGCGGCTGAGGTTGCTGCCGGAGCGATAACTTCCGCGAAGCTTGGTACTGGTGCAGTGGTCAGCGTAAAGCTCGGAGCTGCTTCGGTAATTTCAGCAAAGATCGGAACTGGAGCTGTACTCGCTGCAAATCTTGGCGCTGCCTCAGTAATCTCCGCTAAACTTGGTGTGAGCGCCGTACAAAATACTAATATTGCCGCGAACGCAATCCGGGCCGGTGCAATTTCAGCGCAAGCTGTTACTTCCGCCAAGCTTGGAGTGAGCGCTGTTGGCAATACGAATATCAAGGCGAATGCGATTCGCGCTGGCGCGATCAGCGCCCGGGCAGTCACCTCCGCTAAGATATTTGCCGCGTATCTTTCGGGAACAATATCCGGACTTTTGTCCGGGGTGGTAGCTGTTGCTCACGGTCTTGGTGCAACGCCTAAATTTGTGATTGTGCAAATGAAAGCCTCGCATGCGAATATTATTGATATGGCGAAAGGCGTATCTGCACAAGGCGTATTTGTATCACAGGCCTCTGCGTCAACTTCAACGAATATTTTCCTAAAGACAGTGAGATCGGGAAACGTAAATTACGTGGCGTACGTTCAGATATAGAATTGGATGGCTATATGACGGGAGAGTTATCGACCTTTCTCTCCCGCCATAGGAGAAAAATAAAAAGATGAAAATACTAATTGGAAATCAAACATTATCATTACTGGCCGGAACAGAGACGGCTACCTATACATTAGCCAAACAGCTTAAGAAGCTCGGCCATAAAGTTCAGTGCTTCAGTCCCGAACTTGGAATTATCTCCGAGGAATTGGAGAAGGAAGGAATAAAATCCTTTAACCAAATTCTTACTTCGGGAGTGAGGCCTTTTTCTTTTGTCTTTGAGGAGGAGCCGGATCACCAATACGATGTGATTATCGCGAATCATTGGCCTGTCGTAAAATATCTTCGCGAGCAATTTCCGCGAACTCCCATAATATCCACCATTCATGGAGTGATGCACAAACTTGATGACGGAAAAGATGCCCCGGAACATCCCGCGATGGATGCCGGCGTTAATCAATTTGTCTCGGTCTCGGAAGAAGTCCAGGCGCTTCTTCAAAAAGAATATAATATTGAGTCGGTTGTTGTCAGAAATTTCTTCGACACGGATTTATTTAAAGAAAAGAGAAAAGTATCCAAAGACAAGCCCGGGCAATTTTTGATAAATTCAAATTATAACGATGCGAATGATCCGGATGTTCAGATTATCCGGGAGGTGGCGAAACATTACGGAGCCAAATTTACTGCAGTTGGCCAGAATTTTGTTCAAACTTTTGACGTTAAAAAAGCTATTGATGATTCGGATGTGGTAGTCGGTATGGGTCGGAGCGTACTTGAGGGCGTTGCCATGGGCCGGCTCGGAATCGTTCACGGAAGGTGGGGAACTGCCGGCGTTATTCATGAAGGGAGCGCGGAGAAAATCCGCAGCGTTAATTTCTCGGGTCGCGATTCCGAAGGAAAGGTTATGTCAGCACAAGAATTGATTGAGCAGATTGACCAGTTTTATAATCAAAAAACGATTGAATGGGGCAAGCAGTATATAAAGCGCGAACATAATGTAGTTTTTGCGGCAGAAATGTATCTTAATCTCGCGCGCGAGCTTACCGGGCAAAATATAGCGCGGCCAGTCGAGCCGCTGATAAGAAAATATCGCAGAGCAAAAGATGTTAAATAAATTACCTAAAATTATCGGGATTGGCAAAATGCGAAACGAATCGCATATTATCTGGGATACGTTGGAGAATTGGAAAAATATCTGTACCGGAGGAATATATTTATATGACGATGTTTCTACCGATAATACAGTTGAGATAGCCCGCTCTCATCCGATTGTAAAAGATGTGATTTTGGGCGATTTTTGGGATCCTGATCGAGAAAAGTCCGAATGGTTTAACCGACAGATGGTGCTTATTCGGGCACAACAGGAAGCTGATGAAAATACATGGTTCGTTCTATTCGATATGGACGAGCATATTTATAATTTCACGCAGTACGAACTCTTTGCGCAGGAGCACGTGAAAGCGATTGCGTGCCGGCTTTGGGATTTTTATTTAACCCCGGAGGACGTTGATTTGTCTTATAAGAAGCGGGAATGGGTCGGGCCGGAGTATCGGACAATAATATTTTTCTTCAGAAATAATCCGGCGTTGCGATATCATTTGCCGGATCAGCGCGAAGTAACGCTTCCGGAGTATGGTGAGATACCAGTACACGGATCAATTAAGCACTTTGGTAAGGGATTTTCAGTAAAACAATATGAGAATACTTGTAACTATTATATAAAATATTTTCCGCGCTATTCTGATAAATGGAGAAAACGAGTTGGTAAAGCGATCCATACAAACTATGAATCGGACTTTGGAAATAAACTTGTTAAATGGAAAGATCGTATGCAGGGATTTTCACTTGAAACACAAATCTATGGACAAAATTAAAAAAGAACATATTGTAAGGTTTTGGTCAAGAGTTAAAAAAACTCAAGGATGTTGGACTTGGACTGGGGGAAAACACCGTCAAGGTTATGGATTTTTTTATTTTGATAGTGGATCAGAATTAGCTCATAGGGTTTCTTATTTAATAGAGTTTAAGAAATTTCCTAAAAATAAGTTTGTTTGTCATCATTGCGATAATCCATCATGTGTACGACCATCTCATTTATTTCTTGGAACGCAAAAAGATAACATAAGAGATATGGTTAGAAAAGGACGAGCAGCAGACATGGTTGGAGAAAAAAATAGCAATAGTATTCTTACTTATAAAAAAGTTATTGAGTTAAAGAACCTTTTAAAATCTAAGAAATTCACCTATAAAGAGTTGGCAAAAAAATTTGGTATTTCTTATGGAGAAGTAAATAATATAGTAAGTGGATATTGTTGGAAAAATGTAAAACAATGATTATAGAATTATCCCCTAAAAAAATAGTGCCGGGAAGTTTCACTTGCTGGAACGAACCCGGGCCGGAGGTTGATCTTGTAGTTGATTTAAAGAAACTTACTTTTAAAGAAGGGAGCGTTGAAGAATTATATTCGTTCCATATCGTTGACCATCTTTTCGAAAACGAAATAGTGCCGGCAATTTCAAATTGGAAAAGTTGTCTTAAAAAAGGCGCGAATCTTTTTATAATTGTTGATAATTTTGAGTACCTCGCGCGCGCGTTTGTTGGCGGGGATATGTCAATAGATGAATTGAATTTTAATTTCACTCATCCTACGAACGTAACCCGTGATAATTTACTCAGATATTTCAAAGAAGCGGGATTCAACGAAGACGCGGTAATTGAATGGAATAACGGAATCAGGACTCCCAAAAACGAAATAATCGTTCCGCAGCAGCATTTCGAAATGATATTTTCGTCTAAAAAACCATGAATAGAATTCCTAAAATATTATACATAGCTCGTGACATTGGAGGGTGTGGCTATTTCCGCTGTGAACAGCCGGCAAATTTTATCAAGCGTATGGGGCTTGCGGAAACGGAAGTCGTGCTGCGTAACGCTTCCCGGGAACAGCTTCTTAGTGCCGATCTCGTTGTCATTCAGGATACCGGTTCTCCCACTGGAACTAAGGCCGCGCAATTCCTGCTTCAAAATAAAATTCCTTACATAACGGAATTCGATGATTTTGTGCAGCATGTTTCTCCTCATAATATTTATGGCTGGCCGGCCTGGAATCCCGGAACGCTTTATATTCATCGCGCGATGGAGATGATGCGTTCGGCAATGGCGGTTACGGTATCTACTCCGCAACTCGCGCGCGAATACTTTCCTTACAATCCCACGATCTACGTCGTGCCGAATTATCTTGACGAAGAGCGCTGGGTAAATCCGATTATAAAAAGGCAGGACAATAAAGTCCGCGTAGGATGGATCGGCGGTAACGCGCACGCGGATGATCTTCGCATGGTGGCTCACGTTTTACACAAGCTTGTCAAGGAGGGCAAGGGCAAGGTTATTGTCGAAACAATGGGAATGGCGAAGCAGGAACTTGCCGGAGTATTTCCGTTTAGCGAATTCAGCGCCTCTTGCCCGCATTGCGGCTACGAAGGAGAATTGCACAACTTTCCCGGGGAAAGCCAGAACGATTATCCGGCTGTTTTGGCCGGTCATGGCTGGGACATTGCCCTGGCTCCGGTTATAAACAACGCTTTCAACAATTGCAAATCCGACATAAAAATCAAGGAATACGCGGCTGCGGGCATTTCTGTCGTAGCTTCGCCCATTGTTCCTTACCGCGAGGCCGCCGCGAGTAATGCACAGGTGGTCTTTGCGGATGGTTTCGAAGAATGGTATAATGGTATTAAGGGATTGATTAAAGATCCGGCGCGCAGGGACGAAATAGCCCGGAAGAATAAAGAATGGGTCGCGCAGTACTGGATCCAAAATAACGCCCAAAAGATTTTTGAAGTTTATAAACAGGTTCTACAAAAGGCCGAACTTGTTTACGGAAAGAGGAATATGCTATAATAAAAACATGCTATTAGAAGTCGCAGTAAGCGGCACAGTCGGGAAACAAACTATCCCGACCACGCAGCAAGCAAAACTTAAGAGAGTGATACTCACTCCCTCTGCCGCGAATCTTACTATTAAAATTCGAGACGGTAACGCGTCCGGTGAAGTTGTTTTTTACGCAGTTGCTCCGAGCGCTGCTCCGAAGCGTTCTTATGAATTTAATGCCGAACATAAGTTTACGAAAGGCATGCACGTAAAGGTCATTGGGGCTGCGAATATCGCGTATCTTGTGCTTGAATAATTAATTTGTTATACTAAAAATATGAAGAACTCGGGAATAAAAGATAATACAAAAATAAGAGGTTTCTTCCGTCTCAATATTCTTGAGAATGGAAAAATTGTCGGAGATTCCGGATGGCGCGAAAACCAAGTTACGAATCTCGGAATCCAGGATTATCTCGTAGATGCCGTATTGGGAAATGCCGGCAATAAAGCCGTAAGTCATATGGCGCTCGGGACCGGTGCCGCTCCGGCATCTGACGCAACTTCTTTGTCTGGTGAAATAACTCACGCGGCAGGTTCAAGAAAAGCTGTTTCGACTTCAATAGTGGCTTCGCGGACCGCGCAATTTACCGCGGCTTTCGCAAGCGCGGATTCATTTGTCACTGCGACCGTTAATATCTCAAACGTAGGATTATTCGAAACATCCACCACGGAAGGCGGAACGATTTTCGCGGGAAATACCTACGCTTCAAGTTCGCTTGCAACTAATCAAAATGTTAATGTCACGTACCAGATAAGGATATCTTGACCTTCTGATTGATAAAAAGATGAAAGGAAAATTTAATATTCAAAAAGTTCTCAAGAATAAAAATCTTGGAATTTCGCTAGATTTGGGTTGCGGAGCCAACAAGCAAAATGGCTTTGTCGGCATAGACGCGCGGCCGCTTCCTGGAGTTGATATAGTTCACGATCTTGAAAAATTCTCATGGCCGTTGCCGGATCGTTGCGCGAGCTTAGCGGTGGCGTCCCATTTAGTAGAACACATAAACCCCCATGGCGGAGTTTTTTTGCGTTTTATGGATGAAGTGTGGCGCGTCTTGAAACCGGGCGGAAAGTTTTTGATAGCGACTCCGTATGCCGGTTCGCAGGGATATTGGCAAGATCCAACTCACTGCAACGGTTGTAACGAGGTAACGTGGGCTTACTTTGATCCGTTGGATCGCAGCGGGTTCTATAAAATATACAAACCAAAACCATGGAAGATTGTTTCAACCGCTTTCAGCGTTAACGGCAATATGGAAGTTGCGTTGGAAAAACGATTGGAAGACAAATCTTACTATGCCTAAAAAATTAAAATATAACGGAGAAGCTCCGCGCAATACCAGTGACTGGTCAAAGCGCGTGCTTCTTTTTACTCCTTCCCGAGGACTTGTCCGGACCGAATGGGTGCAGGCGCGTTACGGACAGATAGTGCCGACCAATTGGTCAATGGTGGAAATGACGCAATTCGTTTCTCCGTACATGCCGATTGAATATCAGCTTGCGGACGCGCAGAATCTTATGGCGCGGAAAGTCGTCCAAGACGATTATGAATGGATTATTTATATTGAAGACGACAACATAATTCCTCCGGACACGATTGTCAGGTTCAACAGATACATAAATGAAGGAAAAGTTCCGGTGGTATCGGGATTATATTTCACAAAATCGGATCCTCCCGAGCCGTTGCTTTATCGCGGCCGCGGAAATTCTTATTTCAGGAACTGGAAAATGGGAGATAAAGTTTGGGTTGATGGTGTTCCGTTTGGCTGCCGGTTGGAGCATGCCGGGTTAGTTAAAGAGGCCTGGAAGAATTCTCCGGAGTATACGATAGGAAACGAAGTCGTAAGAAGAGTTTTCGAACAGCCGAACCGCATTAATTGGAATAACGAAAAAGGAGGATATGAAGCCGTAAAAGGCACTACCGACCTTGCCTGGTGCAAGAGAATAATGGAAGAAAAGCTATTCGGCAAGGCCGGTTTTCCGCAATACGACAAAAAACAATATCCCTTTCTCGTTGATACCAATATCTTCGTCAAGCATATAGACCAGAATGGCCGGCAATATCCTCTCCAGGATCCAAAGGCGCTGGGATTCTAAACTGACTAAAACTCTATTTTGTGGTAAAATAAAAGCAGGAATAGTGCTTTGATTTTATGATTATTGTATATGGCTAAAGTATTTCAGGTAGATACAGGGGGAACTCTTACCACGAGTCTTGTGTCTTACTACAAATTAGAGGACGTGAATGATTTTTTTGCCTCAAATAATTTAACGAACAACAACTCGGTAGCTTTTAACACGGGTAAAGTGAGTAATGCGGCTGATATGGGGGCGAGCAATACAACTAAATACCTTAATATCGCAAGTGATTTGGGAATAACAAATGGAAATTGTAGTATATCTTGTTGGGTTAATGTTACAACTGCCCCAGCGAGTGGCACCCAAGGAACTATAGTTGCAAAAAACGATGGTGGCACATTCATAATGTATAATCTTTACTATCAGAATGACGCTGGAACATTACGTGTTTCTGCAGACCGTTTGCGGGGGGGGGTAGCCGATGATGAGGTAAAAGTTGCACACACACTTACTATTGGTACTTGGTTTCATTTAGTCTTAACTTATGATGGTACCAATATAGAGCTTTGGATAGATGGGGTAAGTAAAGGCACGGCAGCGGCAAGCGGGAATGGCAGTAATTATATCGCGGATACTTTTAATATCGGAAATAGACTTTACAATGGCGTTTTGGCGACATATCTCAGCGGTCTTGTAGATGAGGTCGGTATCTGGAGCAAAAAACTTTCAAATACAGAAGTGGCTGACCTTTATAATGCAGGAAGTGGGCAGACGATGGAGGAAAATGATAGAAATGTAAATGTTTTAGACACTATATCCATTGTTGATTTTCCAACCATAGGAATAATAAACGATATAAATGTCAACGATGCGATCTCGCTTTCCGAAAGCGTTTCTCTCGAATTCATTAATCTTATAAGCGTTTCCGACGATATTGCGCTATCGGAATCCGTAACTGTTCAAAATACCGAGCTGGGAGGGATATCGGTGACTGACGCGCCAAGCTTGGCTGAAGATGTAACGATAAATAATGCTCCGGCCGGGGTTTCGGTAAGTGACGAAATCACGATTGCGGAAGATATTATCACGCTTACCGTAAATATAATCTCCGTATCGGATTCAATTTCTTTGGGCGAAGATTTAGATCCAGAAACGAACTTAGGAAATATCAGCGTAAACGATTCTTTGACCATAACCGAATCAATAACCGTATTGCCTTCCGATCCAAAACAAGGATACGTTAAAATGCGGTCTTTCCAGCAGAATTATCCATTGCCGATGGATGATACGAGACAATTATAATGGTATAATATAAATATGATTGCATCAGCACTTATAACCCAATGCAGGCAGGACTTCGGAGACATCGTGCGCGCGATGCAGGTTAAGCGCACCGGAGACGCGGCCTCAACTCTTTACAATCTCGGTTATTTTCCGGTGAAAGAAACTTCATACGGAATTTATGTTAATGATGTTTTGAAAGCGGAGACCACCGATTACACGATTGACCTGGATAGCGGAGACGTTGTTTTTAATAATGCTCCGGGAGCCGTGGAGGTGAGAGCGGAATTCAAGTACGCGCATTGGCGCGACAATAATTGGAACTTGGCGATCAGTAACGCGATAGAGGATCTGAATGCCCGCGGATTTTTCCGGCAAGTCGTTAGGAATAAAACCATAATGGCCATTTCGGCCAACGTGCGGGAGTACTCCGGCCCATCCGCATGTATAGATATTTACGAGGCGCTTCGTTTCAGCGACAGAACAATCTCCGGATTTTACAGGGCCTTGCACGGCAATTGGAATTACCAACAGGACGCGAATAAACTGGTTCTCGGATGGAAGCCAAGCGTGGCGGAAAAATTGGCCGTATCGTATTTGCGTAATCTTCAAACTTATTCAGCGACATCGGCGACTCTTGATGTTTTGAATGACTGGATGATATTGGTTAAGAAAAAAGCCGGCGCTCAATTTTACAGATTCCTTGCCGGGAAAATAGCCACGCAGGGAAACGCGAACATAGACGAAGGGCATTTCAGTTTCACGAATTTGAGAACGCAGGCGCGTGACCTTGACGAAGAAGCCAATATATTGTCCATAAGAAAAAAGCCGACCCGGCCGGCTAAGCCGATGCAATATCACGTTGACGGGATAATACCGTAATATGGCATTTAAAATTGGAAATAAAATTTGTGTTGGTAGAATTCCCTGGAATAAGGACACGAAAGGAATATGTAAACCCAATTCTGGAAGTTTTAAAAAAGGACATAAAAATAATTATATTTATGTAAATACCGAAGCGCGAAAAGAAGCCCGTAAAAAGGGTGCTTTCCCAAAAGGACATAAAATAAACTTAGGAAATAAAAATCATTTTGGTTTTAAACATTCTGAAGCAACAAAAGAAAAACTAAGAAAATTATCATTGCAACAATTTTTGAATGGTATGCCGTTAGAAACAAGAATAAAAATGTCCGGTATTCATAGGGGAGAGAAAGGAGCTAATTGGCAAGGCGGAATTACTCTTATAAATTCTAAAATCAGAAATTCTTTTGAGTACCGATTATGGCGCGAATCCGTTTTTAAAAGAGATAATTATACTTGTCAGTGGTGCGGTATTCGCGGGGGATATATTCAGGCAGATCATATAAAGCCATTCGCTTATTTTCCTGAATTAAGATTTGAATTATCAAATGGACGCACTTTATGTCGGGAGTGCCATAAACTAACAGACAGCTTCGCTTATAAAGCGAAAAAAAATTATGGCCAGCAACGTTCGAACGCGATATCATATAGCTATTAACGGTGTTGGATACGTTCTCCGAGGGGCGCCGAATTCGCCGCGCTATATTAAGGAACAAGCCCCCTCATTAGTCAATCAACTTGGGATTGGCGATCTTTCTTACGCGCAACTTAACGGCAGCGGTTGGTCATACTGGACGCAAACGGATTTTTCCGGCGGTTTTCAAAAATTAAAATGGGAAGACAATGCCACGTTCAAAGACGGACAAGCCGTTGAACCGCTTAAAAAATACGGAGAATTGACTTTGCAGAACGCTTTTACCTCCGCGCTGTCAATTTCCGGCAGCCATAAATTCGGCGCTTATAATGTGCATGACGGGGAATTGATTTTGGGAAGCGTTAAAGCCGGCGCGGCCAAAGTATTTAAAACCACATCCGCGCATTCTCTTTCAACGCTGAGTGCTTACGTGGGCATCAGCGCGGTAAATTCAATGAGCAGATATCAGAACGTAACGCTCATCGGTCTCACCAGGCCCTCCGGTACGCTCAAAACCCTTGCCAAGTGGAACGGCACGGCCGTATCGGCATTCCGGAGCGCCAATCCTATTGTCCGGGCCGTAAAAGGAATCGGAATCCGGGCATATACCGGCGAGCGGGTTACTTCGCTTTCGGGAGATGTGCTTTATTATTCAACCGATCTTTCTACTTTTACCTCCGCGTACCAATCCGGTAAAAACAGAAAAATACCTTTTATTGAAGAATTGAACGGCGCTCCGTTTTTCTTTATCCAGGAAGAACGCAAGGTTGAACTTAATCGATGGGACGAATTCGCGGAACGCGCTTATCCGATTTACACCTGGAATGATCTGACCGGATTGGGAGTTACTCGGTATCTTTCTTTTATAGTCATAACCGGAACATCAAACGGAAAATCCGTTGCTTTTGCTTTCAACGGCGCGCGGCTTTGGCAGATTTTTGACGACCAGCTTCTTGATTCTTCTTATGATTTTTCCAAACCGTTTGTTTTCAAAGATGAAGTGCAGCTCAAGGGCGCGCGCTGGGACGGGCAGTTTTGGTCTCCGGGACTTTACGGAAAATTCGCGACCGTGCAATACACTCCGTTCGCGAATTTCGCGAACCGCGCTTACGCTTTCGCGCTAACCGGAACCTTGATGAAGATAGCGTATTACGATTCAACGAAGTTCGCGATTTCCGGGCATGTCGTTTCTTCGGAATTCGGCTCGCAGATTGCCGGCGTAGACAAGCTCGTGAATTCGGTGAACGTGAATTGCAAAGCGCTGGCTACTGGTCAAACAATCGAAGTGTCCCGATCAACGGACGGCGGAGATAATTTCACTTCGGTAGGAACTCTCAAATTCGCGACCGATGGCGCGGTCACGAAAAAGAACCTTTATTTCCCTTCCGGATTCGTTACCAAGCTTTGGAACTATAAAGCGCAGCTGGCCGGACCCGGGACCTCAACCCCGACTTTACTGGATATAACCCATGAATACAGACCCTCACCCGATTTAAAGAAGCGCTGGACGCTGTCAATTGACGCAGGGGACGATATAACGCTGCTTAATAGGCAAGTAGAGCAGAGGGACGGAAAAGCCCTTATAAACGAATTGTGGCTTGAAAAAGAGGCCAAAAGGACGGTTGTTTATGAAGACGTGGACGCTTTTGAGGTAAATATCGTGTCCGCGATGGCTTCGGGTAATACTTCGGCCCGGGTCAATAATACACGTTTGATGCCCCCGAAAGGCCGCATACGGGCCGTTGTATCGGGAGTTGTAGAAGAAATGACGTACACTTCCGCGGGCGGCAACATAGTTAAAAATATTTCCCGAGGCCAAAAAGGAACTTTGGCGCGCGCTTATACTTCTGCTCATAAGTTCAATAATTTTTACAACACAATAGTTTCCGATGTCAAGGAACAAGTTAATAACACAGATCAACAAAAAACAGAAAGCGTCGCGCAAGTAATGCTTTTAGAAATTTAATGGCCAGGGACGTTGATTTATATAATATCGGAGATACGAACGAAGAGCTGCAAAGACACCTCATTGAATTGCGGCGCGATTTTGATTCGCATAATCATGACGGCACAATCAGCCGCGCGTTTCAGAATTTATATGTTGAATCAATAGCTTCGCTTGCTTCTCTTTCGGTCCGCAAGACAAGCTTTAACGACAATACGGCAGGATTTTGGGTAGGTATCCATAATAATATCGCGAAGCTTTTTCTTGGGAGCGCGACCAATAGTTTGAAATGGGATGGCACAACGCTGACTATAACCGGAACGATTACCGCGACAACCGGTACGATTGGGGGGTGGACGATTGGGACCAACTCTCTTGTCGGAGGCACAATTACGCTTTCAACGGTAAGTGTAAGTGCGGCAGCGGGAACAATTAAGGTAGACGGCGGCAATACCAGAATTCTTGTAGGCAGCGGAATTGTTATTAGTGGCGTCAGCACCGGCACGATTACAGTAGGTAGCGGAATTACAATTGATGGCGCGAGTACCGGAACTATTACTGGTGGTATAATTCGGACAGCAGCAAGCGGGGCCAGGGTTGAAATAAACGGCACTTCAAACGCATTATTGTTTTACGGCGCAAGTACTCTTGACGGGCAAATCGCGGCTTCATCAAGTGGTATCGGCTTTTTTGATGGAAGTAGTAATTTATACGCAGTATTAACCGCGACTGGTTTTGGTCTCAGTCAGGGTAATATTGTCATTCCTTCCGCAAAAGCTTATCTGTGGGATGATACCGGTACCGTTTTTATAGATAAATCATCTTCGACGGTTATAAGAATATCTGGAGGAGATTTGAATATTGCATCTGCCGGAAAACGCCTCAAGGTTGAAGGCGTTAGCCAACCGATTGCTCAACATGGATACGTCAATTCGAACGGAACAGCCGGAACTCCGTTTCCTTCAGGGTGGAGCGTCGCGCTTACAGCTACGGGACGTTATACAGTAACTCACAACCTCGGAACTACCAACTATGTAGTACTAGCTATCGCTGCAGATGCAGCAGCTGTAAAATACTGCACGATAGAATCACGGTCAACGAATAGTTTTATTGTAAGAATTGCTAATGTAACGCCAGCCCTTGAAGATAACGCCTTTATGTTCGTCTTGTTTCAAACATAAAATTATGATATAATAATAAAATGAGCATAGGACCCCGGGAATCAGACCAAAAAGTTGAGTTAAGCGTATTCAACCGGTTGCAATACAAGATTGGCAAAGCCGCGGAAACGTATTTCGCGGATCCGGTCCATTATCTTTTTTATGGAACGCTCGGGCTTACGATAGCCGGATTATTTTTTGGAATGGAATTTTCTTGGAAGTTTTATTTGATATTGGGCGCTTTATGCGGAATTGAGGGCTTTAAATATTACCAAAAAACATGGAAGAAAAAATAATTCAGATTTTAGTGCAAGGAGGATTAGCGAGTGTGGCTCTTGTTTCACTTTATTTTAACTATAAAATCGTGTCCAATCATATGCAGCACAATACAGAAAGCAACAAAGAGTTGACCAAGGTTTTGGGAGAGCTTAAAGAATTAATTAAAACGCATATTAAAAAAGATGAATAAACCGGAGGTAATCGTAATCCATCATACAGGCAACAACAACGGATTTGAAATTGATAATGACTATCACCGTAAAAAGTGGTTGAAGCAATTCGGCACGGAGTTTAAATCCGAACTCGGTTATTCTATCGGGTATCAATGGTATTACGAAAAGAAAGAAAAAATATGGATACAGGGGAGAAACGAATCTGAAGTAGGCGGGCATACGCTTGGCGACTGGAACAAGAAATCAATAGGAGTAGCCCTGGTAGGAAATTACAATGCTGAATTATTTGAATTTGGTCAGCAACTTGAAGATAAAATAAAAGATATTCGCTCTCGTTGGGGAAATCTCCCAATCAAGACACACGGAGAATTATATAGCACAAGTTGTCCTGGCAATAATCTCCAAGCGTGGGTAGATGAGTTTAGAAAGAAAGAAAAGCAGATCGGATTATTACAGACCCTTGTTTCCCTGTACCAAAAATTGATTGAATTATTAACCAAAGGTCGCAATTAAATAAAATATCATGACATATCCATCATTACTTCAAAGTTCGGTAGATTCAAGAAATCTATCACTAACGGTCAAGGGTTTCCTTGCTGGTCTCATCCCGCTCGCGCTTTTTGCCAGCCATTATCTTGGCTTTGTGGAAATTAACGAGGGAGACCTTCTGGCGTTTGTCGAAGCGGCCGGCGCGGTAGTTTCTTCCGCAATGGTTTTGTATGGCGTGGCCCGTAAGATCGCAGTCAAGTTCCGTTAATATTGATTTTAAATGTGGTATAATATTAAAACGGTGACAGTCGCAGCCGGTTAACTAATTTACTAAAATGGACGAATTAAATAAAGACGATGTTGCTACTCCGGAAGCGCCGGACGCAGACGTCCCAGTAGAACCACCGAAGCCGGAAGAAGAACCAGCTGGCTAATAAGGCCGAAAAAAAACACCCCTCCCCGGGTTTTCATCTTCCCGGGACAAAGGGGTGCTTTTTGTTATCTGCGAGGAATTTGGCTTTGCGGCGCGTCGTATAAATTGACTACGAATTCTCCATCTTCAAGAGCCGCGGTTTCAAAGCCGATATCCTTTAAATAAATATCGGACCGGCCATTCTTATCAAGGAATTTGCGAAGCTCAAAGAATAAATTTTGCAATGCTACGTTAAGTGTAAGCTCCTTTTTAGCCATCACTAAAACTTGGGCATTGTAATCTTCGCGTAGATCTCTCCATTCCTTCGCGGCTTTTTTAAAACCATCGGGAAGGAAAATTGATTTCCCCCCGGACTCGGAGACGATTTTTGACCAATTTCTTTTTTCTTGATTAAGCATTTGTAATTTGAATTTCTAACCAATCTTCGTTTTTCTCGACCTTTTCCTGGCCCATATGGCCAACATTCTTCTTGTTTTTCTGTTTTGGGAGTGCAACAACCTCGATGATCGTGCGCGCAACGTATTCAGGAGAATCCTCTTTGATAATTTCAAAGGCAACAAGCGCGTCTTCAAAGCATTTAATAAGATACGAACAGTTAGTGGAATCGAGCGGTTTTGAGCCAAAAACGAATTTATAAAGGATTTGAACTGGGTACGATTCAACGCGTTGAATTGGTCTGCAATGCCATCCTGCAAGAGCAAGGATGCTATCTTTAAATTGTTTGCGTTTGGCCCAGTGTACTCCCGCATAAATTTTGTTTGTTGACTCTTTGTACCCGGTTATGGGAATACGATACGTAATCATACTCCCATTTTATCATTTATCGGGGTTATTTGCGTTTGCAGCCGTAGAATTCTGATCTATTGGTACGTTGGGCAGTACAACTTTCGCGGGCAGTTGACCGGCAAGTTCGGGATTCTTGTTCTCGGACTCCACAAGCTCCCGGTCATGCACTCCTTTCTCAACTTTGGTAACCGCTTCCTCAAAACTATCGCAATTTACCACCTGCAGGACTTCTTTCTGGCCACGCGCGTTTTTTCTTTCTATCGAATAATTATATTTTGCCATGTTATAAACCTAACCAATTTTTATGTTCAAGATACCACTTTACGGTCTTTTGAAGTGAATCTTCGAACTTTAATGGTGACGACCATCCCATTTGTTTTATTTTTTCTCCGGAAAGCGCGTACCTTGTGTCATGGCCCGGGCGGCTGGAATGTACGTCAGTAATTTCGTATCGTAACGGCAAACCAATAATATCTGCGATCAGTTGAGCCATTGCTAAATTGTCCATTTCCTTTTCTCCAACAACATTAAATCTATCAGGGCGATCAACGTCCGGATATTGATTTATGGAATGATTTTTAAGAAGAAAAAGAAGCGCATCGGCATGATTTCTCGCGTGCAAGTAAAATCTTGAACCAGCCCTCTTGCCATCGGGATATCCATGAATCTGTACAACTTCATTGGTCAAAACTTTCTTTATAATCAATGGGATAAACTTCTCGGGGTCTTGGAATTCTCCCAGGTTATTCATAGTATTGGTAATAATCAATGGTAGTCCGTATGTCCTCCAGTAGGATATGGCGATGGCTTCCTGTGCCGCTTTTGATGCCGCATAAGGATTGGATGGAATTATGGGAGACCACTCTTTGTGGTTTACACCCTCCGGAGCGCTTCCATAACACTCGTCAGTCGATATCTGAATAAACTTTTTCGGCTTCACTTCGCGGGCAAATTCCAGCATCATCAGAATCAAATCAACGTTATTTCTTACAAAGGAAACCGGATCGGAGATAGAACGATCAACGTGGGATTCCGAAGCAATATTTACGATATAATCTACTTTCCCAATCTTACTTTTCGTAAAGTTTGAAAAAGGAGCAGTGAGATCGTGAGTGATAATCGTTACGCGTTCTTTGTATTTTTGATAATGGTCGTTCTCTAAAATTCTTTCCGGAATTCCTCGATGCGTCCAGCTCGCTACGCCAACAATATCCCAGTCAGTATTGAGCAAGAAATGACTCAGGGTATGAGAACCTATAAATCCTCCAATTCCGCTAAGCAATACTCTTTTTTTTATGTTTTCCATGATGTACTTGAGAATGATGTTTCGCACATAACCAGACGACTTTTAATTTTTCGAAATAATTTGGGTGATGTGCGTGACTCTTTTTTGCCCCGCACTTAATACAGGGCATTCTTTTAATCTTTTTATTTCTTAAGGCGTTATCTACTGCGAAGTGGGCCTTGCGCGCCGCTTCATTTCTCGCGCGCCATTGTAACTTATACCCGTTCATCTTTTCTCTATTTTTTTCAGCCCATTCTTTGTTACGCTTTCGGTTTCGTGCGTAATTCTTGTAATAAGATTTTCTGGATCTAAGTTTTGATGGCCCGGGATTCTCATAATATTCTTTTTTCCGACAATCCTTGCATGAGGATTTTCTTCCCCTCTTCGTCCCAGAGCGTTTATGAAAATCTTCTGAACTCTTTTCTTTTTTACAAGAACCGCACTTCATTATTGGTTTTCCCTTCGATTCTCGTACCTTTGTTTCTTTTTAATGCGGCATTCTTTGCAGCGCTTCGCCTTTTCAAATCCCCTGCCGGTGTAAAACTCCTGATCTGCTCCCGAGAATTCAAACTGAGTTCCGCAATCAATACAATCTAAATATTCACTTTGATTCATTTTTGCTTTCTCTAAATTCAAGTTGTTCCACCTCGACGAAGGTGGCGGTGCCGATGGCTTCTTCGTTGGCTTTGGCTTCCTTGATCGATTCTATCAATTCGTCCAAGGCCGGACTATAAGTCCACCGTTTCACCTTTTTAATGTTAAAGTTTCCCAAGTTCGTTGGCAATTTATCAAGGCCGGCGGAAACAAGCTCCTCCTTAATAATCGGATTAAGTTCTTCAACCCGGGCTTTGATCTGTTTTTCTTTTATTTTGAGTTCCGCATATTCGCGGAATAATTCTGGTTTCATAATTGCATGAATTCTCCTACCGACTTTTGATTATCTTTGCGCAAAGAACGAATATACTGGATCCCATTACTTGTCCGCACCATTGATTTCGCATATCGGCATAAAATTGAAGGCGATTTCAAATCTTCAACTTTATAAGTACAATCCACCTTGCTCAGCTTTAAGATAAAACTCCTTTCCGGAGTCACTTTTACCAGATTAAGAAACATAAAATAGTAAAGCGCGACTTGAAAAAAATAATGATCTTTGAACTGGTTGGAGGTTTTGATATCCATCAATACGAATTTACGCCTCCATTTCGTTCCGCATTTCAAGCAAGTTGAACGCATCTCCTTACCGCAATCTTTGCAATCCGCAACCTTATGATGGTCCATTTTAACGTGATCGCAGTTGGGATTTTCTCTACCTATAACCCAATCCATAATTCCGATGTCATCAAGCGTGCCGGCGATCTCCAAATCATGCGAATAAACAAATAATTCCGTAGCAATAGGTTCATATCTTGTTTTGACGCAAAATGTTTCAAGGGCCGAAAGCGCGGACTTCATACGAATATCGGGATTGTCGGGAGGAATATAGTCCAGAACGTTGGCGGGCCGGATGCCCGTTTTGATCCAGTTTTCAAAATACTTTTGCCTGGCGTTATGAATTTCCGTGCCGATATCTCCCGCGTCAACCAACACGTCAACCGAAGCGCGCGCGGCAAAATCCAGATGTTCCATGATATTGGAATCGTTAAATTCCTTATATTTACGGAACACGTACTGAATTGCTTGATTCATCTTATAATTTATCAGCGACTCGTCTTTTATAATCTGGATCTTGCCAGTAACGGAGGGGTAAACATTTCCGGTGTTTCCTTCCTTATCCGGAGTCATAATCTTATAGAAGTGTCCCTTCTCGTTATGCACCGGTACTACGCTTCCTTCGGGAATTGCCTTATTTATTTGTTGACGGATAAAATCCGCGCTTAGTTTCATCTTTTTTTATTCAATATCAGTCGCTTGTTCGCCTTGATAATTCGGGTCCATCTCTCCGATGAAAACACTGATTATCTTTGCGGCGTTATGACCAGGCGTTGTGGGCGGGCGTTCCTCGACGAAACGCAATCCGACTACCTGACCTATCTTCGCGGATTTAAGCTGGGCCTTGACCGCGCCTTTCGCGAAATAAGAATAAAATTCTCCGGCTTTAATGTCGGTAACATCGGCCTGAGGAACTTTATCAACAATGTCGTGAAATGAACCGCCATGCATCTTGAACTCGTAGATCGTCTGCATTTCACGCTTTGCGGAAAGCTTATTTTCAATCTCCCGGGTGTTATCAACTACGGTTCCCTTAAACCAGTCGCCGACTTTGCCGAATTTAACCTGGGGCCTCTTGGCCTCAGTCATACCTGCAAATGGATCGTTGCTCATTTTAAATGGTTATGATTATTTTAATTTCGACCTTTTAGTTTTCTTTCCTTTTTTCTTTTTTCCCATCCATAGCGATTATTAATCGCGAAAAATATCGTTGTCCTTGAAATTTGAAGTTTTTCGGATATCTCGGAATAAGTATAACCTATTCTATATAGCGCGCGGATCTCTTTGTCGCGCAGCGCTTTGATTTCTTTAGAACGCGAGGGAATTACCTTCATGACAAAGTTATTACTGCCGTTACCACAGCTCCAATTAAAATTCCAAAAAGTACTCCTTTCCAAAATCTTAATTCCACTTCGTTCATACAATATTTACAATACCTCAACCTCATACAATATCTACAATACCATAGAATTAAAATGTAAACAAATAAAAACTGTGGAAAACTTAAATACGCAGAATGGCCTTGATATCTTCTTCATTAAAGCCAATATCTTCAAGCCGCTCATCGTCTTTCAGGATGTCAACCGACATCTTTTGCTTTTTATGGAGGACCTTGACAACGTATTCGTCTATTGTGTTGCGGGCTATTAGATTATAAACAGTAACCGATTTAGTTTGGCCTATTCGGTGAGCTCTTCCTTCTCGTTGTTCCATTTTTGAAACACTCCAAGGTAAGTCGTAATTTATTAAGAAGCTACATGACTGAATATTTAGACCAAATGTTCCTGCCTCTGTCATTATAAGAATTTTATATTTAGGATTGTAATTAAACTCATTTATAATTTCTTGTCTTTCCTTAGA